TGGAGTGGCGCAGCATCCGCCACCGGCGAGAGTGGCGCAGCATATGCCACCGGCGAGAGGGGCGCAGCATCCGCCCCCGGCGAGAGGGGCGCAGCATCCGCCACCGGCGATAGTGGCGCAGCATCCGCCACCGGCGATAGGGGCGCAGCATCCGCCACCGGCGAGAGTGGCGCAGCATCCGCCACCGGCTGGAGGGGCGCAGCATCCGCCACCGGCGATAGGGGCGCAGCATCTGCCACCGGCTGGAGTGGCGCAGCATCTGCCACCGGCGAGAGGGGCGCAGCATCCGCCACCGGCGATAGTGGCGCAGCATCTGCCACCGGCAAATGCTGTGTGGCTATGACCACCGGCGTTTGTGGCCGCGTAATGGGTGAGCTTGGAAACGCTATTGTGTGCGTTGAGAGAAATACCAATGGTGATATTGCTACTATTTTGGCTGGCATTGTGGATGGTGAAACGCTGAAACCCGGCGTGTGGTACACCGTTAAGAACGGCAAGTGGACGGAGGTGTAGCGATGAACCGACTGAAGGAACGGCGGTTGGAGCTGGGGCTGACGCAGGAGGCGGTCAGCGGCATTCTGAAGCTGGCAGACGCACGGATGGACGTGAGCATGGTGAGCCGGTTTGAAAACGGCGTGTGTCTGCCCACGGAGGAAGTCACCGAGGCGCTGGAGGCGGCGCTGCGGGCAAGCAGGGCGTATCTGTTCGGCGAGGACAAGAAAGCGGAATTGCCCATGCGGACGGCGGAGACGGAGCGGATCGCCTGTCTGATCCCAAAGGGGCGCAGGAATGCCATCAGCCGGGAAGACCTGGCGGCGGCGCTGCACGCCACGGACCGGAAGATGCGAAAGGCCGTGGCCGAAGCCAAGAAGCAGGGCGTGATGATCTGCAACGACGGGGACGGGTACTACCAGAGCGACGAGCTGAGCGACCTGTGGCGGCAATACAGGCGGGAGACGGCGCGGGCTATGTCCATACTCAAGGCGCGGAAGCCCATGCGGGAAGTGCTGAAAGCGGCTGGGAGGCCGGTATGAGCGTGTTTGACTACAAGGAGCCGCGGGCGGAACCGAAGCCCTACAAGGTGCCGCGATGTCCGGTGTGCGGCGAGGAAACAGATACCCTGTACAAGAATATTTACGGCAAGACCGTTGGGTGTGATGTGTGCATCCGAACGGTGGACGCATGGGAGGAAAAGAAATGAGCTTGAGTTTATACCATATTGACCAGGCGCTGGAGGCGCTGATCGACCCGGAGACCGGGGAGCTGCTGGACTACGATGCGTTTGAGCAGCTGCAGATGGACAGGGAGCACAAGATCGAGAACATGGTGTGCTGGTCCAAGAGCCTGGACGCGGAGGCAAAGGCCATCCGGGACGAGGAAAAGGAGCTGGCGGAGCGCCGCCGCACGATGGAGCGCAAGCGTGACCGGCTGCGGGGCTACGTTGACCGGGCATTGGACGGGCACCCCTTCCAGACGGCAAAGTGTTCCGTTACCTACCGCAAGAGCACGGCGGTTGAGATCACCAACATGGAGGAGCTGGTGCGGTGGTGCATGGACAACGGCTATGACGGCAAGGTGACGTATGCCGCGCCCACGGTGGCCAAGAGCGACATTGCACCGCTGTTGAAAGCCGGTGTTGCGGTGGACGGTGCGGAGATCGCCGAGCGGATGAACATGGGGGTGAAGTGATGGAGAACCTGGCTATCTATAACGCGGTACGAAGCGTGCCGGACAGTGCCAAAAGGCAGATCGGCGCTGGCCGGTTAAAGGGCAAGACGGACATCAACCCCATGTGGCGGCTGAAGACCCTGACGGAGCAGTTCGGCCCCTGCGGCATTGGCTGGAAGTACGTCATCACAGACAAGCGGCTGGAACAGGGCGCAAACGGTGAAGTGGCCGCGTTTCTGGACATTGACCTGTTTGTGAAGGTAGACGGCGCATGGTCGGAGGCTATTCCCGGCACAGGCGGCAGCGCGTTTGTGGCGAAGGAAAAGAACGGCCCTTATACCTCTGACGAGTGCTTCAAGATGGCACTAACGGATGCTATCTCCGTGGCCTGTAAGGCGCTGGGCTTTGGCGCGGACGTGTACTGGGAGGCGGACAGGAGCAAGTACGACAAGCCTGCACCTGTAACATACCCTAAAGGCACTGTCATCTGCGAGAGCTGCGGTATGCCCATTAAGAGCGTGACGTGCCAGGGCATTAGGTATTCCCCGGATGACATCTCCGACAGAGCGCTGGACAGATACGGAAAGCGGCTGTGCTGGGGCTGCATGAAGGCGGCCAACGCAGCGGAGAAGAAGCATGAGTGACCTGGTAAATGACATCCGAGACAAGAGCCGGATGTTGGACGTGGCCATTACGGAGCTGAAACGGCGTGGGCAGAAATATGCGGAGGCCGAAAAGGCGTACCGGGTAGCTCTGGCCAAACAGATACTTACAGAACGCGACAACGGCGTGCCGGTGACGATCATTTCTGACATCTGCAAGGGCAAGGCGGAGATCGCCGCGCTTCGGTTTGAGAGAGACTGTGCAGAGGTGGTATACAAGTCCGCTATGGAGGCCATCAACTCCATGAAACTGCAAATACGGTTGCTGGACAACCAGCTGGACAGAGAGTGGGGTGCGGCGAAATGAACAAGCTGCACATACAGCCCTGCTGGACGTGCAAGAAGTGCTACGGCGACTGTAGCTGGTCGAGGAAAGACCCTGAGCCGGTGCCCGGATGGGACGCTACTCCTACGGTGAAGAGAAAGGGAGGACGCAAGGCGGGTATCATGCACAGCTACGCCATTCACAGCTGCCCGGAATACGAGTGGGACGGGACGGAGGAAGCGCATGGAGAGTAAGAGATGCTTTTTGTGTGGCAGGAATGACCCCGGCGATCCGCTGGAGAAACACCACCTGCTGGGCGGTTCCAACCGAAAGAAAAGCGAAAAATACGGCCTTGTGGTGTACCTGTGCGGCAACAGGTGCCACAGGAACGGCAAGACAGCCGTACACCGCAGCGGCGAACAAATGCGCAGGCTGCGGCGGTACGGACAGCTCAAGGCCATGCAGGAACAGGGCTGGACGGAAGATGACTTCCGGCGAGAATTTGGAAAATCATATTTGTAAGGAGATTTGATATGGTAAACAGAACGATTTTGCAGGGACGGCTCTGTGCGGATCCTGAGATGCGGAGAACCAACAACGGTACGGCGGTGTGCAGCTTCCGCGTGGCGTGGAGCGAGACGGTGAAAGACCGGGAGACCAAACTGTTTCTGAACTGCGTGGCGTGGCAGGGCACGGCAGAGATGATCTGCAAATACTTCCGCAAGGGAAAGGAACTGGCGGTAGAGGGCAGACTGTCTACCCGCGAATACGACGACAGGGACGGCAACCGGCGCAGTGTGACGGAGATGACAGTAGATCGTGTCCACTTCTGCGGTAAGAACGAGGACGGGCACGGTATGCCGCCCCGGACGGACGGCCAGAGCCAGTTCGTGGAGATGGACGAGGATGACAGCGATCTGCCGTTCTAAGGGGGTGACGTGAATGGGCAAGATGCAGGAAGAGATCAAGGCATTGCGGCGGCAGAACACGCATTTGCAGAACGTGGTGCAGCGGCAGCGGCAGCACCTGTCAGAGCTGACCGGTGCAGTGCAGGATTACAAGAAGGCCATCACGGCGCACTATGTGGCCTGTGCCATTACCTTCGGAGAGAAACGGGAGGACTGCGACACGCTGTGGGGATGGCATCTGGAGGTACCCGCCAACCTTGTGAGTAAGGCACTGGATAACTACACAGGCGATGTGCGGTTGGACAAGGAGCGCGGGGTATACGTCATAGGCGTATCGCCGAAGGAGTGATGCGCCATGCCGAACAGGATCATAAAAGAGAGCTTATGCGATTCAGAGAAAATCGCTTCCCTTTCGGATTTTGAGTTTCGGCTGTGGGTAGGATTGATTACACAGGCAGATGATGCGGGGCGCGGAGATGCCCGCCCCGCATACATAAAGGGCCATGTGTTTCCGTTCCGGGACAGGATAGCTGCAAAGGATATTGAAGCTGCGCTTCACGCGCTGGCGGCCAAAGGCTGCGTTTCCCTCTACACAGTAGGCGGGAAGCCCTACTTTTGGTTCCCAAGCTGGGCCAAGCATCAACGTATCCGAGATTGCAAGCCGAAGTACCCCGGAATTGACGAATCTGACAATTTGCCGACTTCTGCGGCGAGTTGCGGCGAGTTTCCGCAGACTGCCGCAGACTGCGGCCTTAATACAATCCAATCCGAATCCAATACGAATCTGAATCCGAATCCAGAATCCAACGCGCGCAAGACGCGCATGAGCGATAAATGCCGTTTTGATAAATTTTGGGAAACTTACCCGAAACACAAGTCAAAAGGCGATGCAGAAAAAGCTTTCAAGAAAATAAATCCGTCTGATGAGCTTTTGCAGATCATGCTTTTGTCAATCGAAATGCAAAAGCAGAGCCGACAGTGGAACCGTGATGATGGACAGTATATCCCTTACCCTGCTACATGGTTGAATCGGCGCTGTTGGGAGGATGAGACGTGTACGCGAGACACAGACGGCGGCAACGTATTTTTGGATATGTTGGAGGAAGGCCTATGACAAGGGACGAAACGCTGAAGATCATGGCGGTGCTGAAAGCCACGTACCCAAACTTCTACAAGGACATGACGCGCAGGGACGCCGAGGGCGTTGTAGCACTGTGGACGGATATGTTTTCCGAGGACAGCTACAACGCCGTTGCGGCGGCTGTAAAGGCGTTTATCGCGTCCGACAGCAAGGGGTTCCCCCCGGTGGTGGGACAGGTGAAACAGAGCGTCACGGAGCTTGCAAGCGCAAAGGCGTTGCCCGGTAATGTGAACCGTGGCAGCGAGAAGGAGGCGGCGTGGATGCGGCGGTATATCAACGTTGACCACGGCGGGCTGGGGCGTATCTCACGGTACGCGAGAGAGCATGGCACAACGTGGGATGAAGCAAAGGCGGTGCTGCATGGATAACGGCATCTGGAAGATTGCCACGGCGAAGCTGTGCGGACAGTGCATCCGGGACATGGAGGACGAGTACATCTTCGCCCCCAGATGGCGGCGGACGCTGGGCGGAAAATGCGAACGCTGCGGAGAAAACCGCGTCGTCCATGAGGTGCGGTACACGATGAACAAACGAGGGCTGGAGAAAAGAGGGAAACTGAATGGGCCTGATGAGTAACGACCTGGCGCGGCTTAGTCTTGCGGCGCAGAAGCAGGTCATGGAGAAGATGCGGAAACCGGGGAAGTACAAGGCGCAGAAGACAAAGCGCGGGAAGCTGACCTTCGACAGCAAGAAGGAGGCGGAGCGCTACGACGCGCTGATGCTGCTGCAAAAGGCCGGTGAGATACAGGGGCTGAAATTACAGGTGCGGTACTGCTTGCAAGAGGCGTACACGACGTTTGAGGGCGACCGCGTGAAAAGTATCGACTACATCGCGGACTTCGTGTACGAGCGCAGAACGGCTCCTGACAGCTACGGCCAGCGGTACTGGCTGCCGGTGGTGGAGGACGTGAAGGGGATGCGGACGCGGGAGTATGCCATGAAAGCAAAGCTGTTCCGCAGTAGGTACGGGTTTGCCATACGGGAGGTATGACGTGGGCAAGCAGCATTTGAGCAGGGACGACCGCATCTTTATGCGGGGCAAGCTGCAAGGCACACGGGAGAACATGGACATGGTGGCGATGGTGCTGATGGACAAATGCGGCTGGCACGTCCAGCGGACAGCCGGGACACGCAGAGCATCGCGTATCTGTATGAGTGCCTGGAGAAGCTGGCGGAGGAAATAAACGAGGGCCGCATCAAGCGGAAGCACATCAAGGACGTGCTGAAGGACGAGTGCGGCGTTGTGTTTGGAGATTAGGAGGTGATTTAGGTGAAACATTTAGGCGATATTACGAAAATAAATGGGGAAGAGATTGAACCCGTTTGGTGTATTACAGGTGGTTCACCTTGTTAGACAGGATCTATCCATCGCCGGGAAACGCGCCGGTTTGGCGGGAGCGCGAAGCGGCCTGTTTATGGAGCAAGTACGCATCGTAAAAGAAATGAGGGAGGCGGACAAAAGGAATGGACGGACAGGTGACATGGTTAGACCTCGGTATCTCGTGTGGGAAAACGTGGTCGGAGCCTTTAGCAGCAACCAAGGAAAAGACTTCGCAGCCGTGCTCGAAGAGATCATCAAAATCGTCGAGCCGGAAGCCCCCGGTATTGAAGTGCCTGAAAAGGGTTGGCCTACCTGGGGAGGGTATCACGATGAAATGGGAGGACGATGGAGCGTGGTGTGGCGAACTCACGACGCGCAATACTGGGGAGTGCCCCAACGCCGTCGTCGTATCTCGGTTGTCGCAGATTTTGGAGGAGACACCGCATCCGAAATACAATTTGACGGCGAAAGCGTGTCAGGGGATATTGCGGAGAGCGGAGAGGCGGGGGAAAGATTTGCCGAAGCTGCTGAAAGCGGTTTTAATCCGGCAGTCGCAAGGAGCCTCACCGCAAGAGCGGACGGAAGCCCCTGCGCCGACAGAGGCCCCAACATCGTATGCAGTCCGCATCAGGGGGGGCTGTGACGGAGGAGGAAAAGGTGCGTTAGTGCAGACGGAGAAAAGCGGAACGCTGGGCACGGGGAACGATCAGACGATTTTCTGCATGGCCACACAGCAGGGAGGCTCGGAACTGTGGACAGACGACCGAGCGCCCACACTGACCGCAGCGGCGGGCATGAGCGGGAACAATCAGCCGGTGGTATGCGCCGGGTTTAAGCTGGGCAACAGTGAACAGGCGCGGAGCATCGGCTATCAGGAGGAGCTGTCCCCTACACTCAACGCTGAGTGCGGCGGGAATAAGCCCGCTGTGGTTGCACCAGCGGTGGCGCTGGACATGACACACGCCTGTGACGTCATCCGCGAGTGCGGAGAGCAGGTCCCGGCGTTGCAAGCCCGTATGGGAACAGGCGGCAATCAAGTGCCGCTGACATATTCCAGGCAGGCAATCGGTGAGTACAAAGAAAGCAGCACGGGAAGCACCTGTTCTGCACGAGATTTTAAGGACAGCACAGACCTTGCCATCACACACATGGTCGTGCGCCGCCTGACGCCGATGGAATGCGAACGGCTGCAAGGTTTCCCTGACCACTGGACGGACATCGGCGAATGGATAGACGAAAAGGGCAAGAAGCACAAGGACGCGGACAGCCCACGGTACAAGGCGCTGGGCAACTCCATCGCCCTGCCCTTCTGGGACTGGATGCTGCGGCGCATGGCATGGTATCTGCCGGAGGGAGCGACGCTGGGGAGCTTATTTGACGGAATAGGTGGGTTCCCGCTGTGCTTTGAGCGCATACACGGGAAAGGTACGGCGCGGTGGGCAAGCGAGATCGAGCCGTTCCCCATCGCGGTGACGAAGAAATGGTTTGGGGAGGAATGACATGACAAGAGATGAGATCGTGACCGCGCTGCGGTGCTGTGCGGACATTGATGGCGAATTTGAGTGCAGTCAAACCTGCGCGTTTTTCAAAACGAGCGACGAACTGGGCGACTGCTGCACAAAGAAAAATGTTGCCGCCGCTGACCTGATCGAGAACCAGCAACGGCACATCGAGGCACTGATGAAAGCCAACGACAGCCTGAAGGACGCCATTGCGCGGCGGGATAAGCAGATAGAGGATATGAAGCAGGGCATGGCACAGCTGGCAAAGGCTGTGGCGGTGAAGGAGGAGCAAAGCGAACTGCACACCATGAAAAACGAGCTATGCCAATACTGCGGGAAGTACAAACAAGCACACAATGGCGCCTGTGACGGGTGCAAATGGAGGGAAATGTGATGGCAGTGGTGGATATTTTTATCACGGACAAGAAGTACAACGTCATCTACGCTGATCCACCGTGGGCTTATAGGCAAAAGCAAATGAATTTCCAACATTACGATGAAGCGAAAAAATATGAGAACGGCGTAAATGACCATTACCCCACCATGACGTTGGATGAACTGAAGGCGTTGCCAGTGAACAAAATCGGTGCAGACGATTGCTTGCTGTATATGTGGGCGACCAGCCCCAATTTGGATATTGCTATAGAATTGGGCAAATCATGGGGATTTGAGTATAAAACGGTAGCCTTTGTGTGGGACAAGCAGAGAACCAACTACGGCTTTTATACCTTGAGTCAATGCGAATTATGTTTGGCGTTCAAAAAAGGCAGAATCCCAAAGCGGGCAGTAACAAATGTGCGGCAGTTTTTAAGCGAGAAATTGGGGAAACACTCAGAGAAACCAGCAAAGATCAGAGAAAGAATCGACACCATGTATGGGCATTTGCCCCGCATCGAACTGTTTGCCCGCCAACAGGCGGACGGCTGGGACTGCTGGGGGAATGAAGTGGAGGAGAAGTAAATGGACGCTGTGAAGTTTATCGAGGAGCACAGGAGAATGTATAAGGTTACTGGGAAGCACTCGCCTACTTTGGCCGGGGGGATTCCTGCCGAGGATGTTGTAAAAGAAGTAGAGGACTGGTCTGCTGCACATCCGCGCAAGACACGGCAGAGCGTGTTTTTGGAGCAGTATCCTCAGGCTGATATTGATAACACCGGGCTTTTGATCCTGTGCCCTAAGCGTATTTCTGCTGATATACGGGTTACCGCCGATTGTTTGCGCCAGGGGTGCTCCGATTGTCGCCGCGAGTTCTGGATGCAGGAGGTGGAGTGATGGAAAATCTGTTGCAAGACATCGCCAGCGGGCTGTGGATTGTGATAGGCATTCAGGTCCTTGTCTGGCTGAAGCATTGGAATAAGAAGTTCAGTGAGTTGTATGACGAACTGAAGCATGAAACGGGAGGAGTTCATGGACGATGGGTGCCGTTCCATAGTGAGGTCGCGGGAGATATTCAGTATTGCTCCGCCTGTGAGATAGGGTTCGCGGCCAAGACGGACTACTGCCCACACTGTGGCGCAAAGATGGATGGTTCGGCATGAAGATATACAAAAATCCGTGGGTGACGCGGGAAAGCTACTTCGTAAAAACCGGCGCGGCAAGATCGGCAAAAATGGAAGCGGCGAAAAGCACTGGCTATTCCGTTGACTTCTGGGACGGCAAATGGAAGGTACGCAAGGCAACGTACTATAACAAATCTTTGGATGAGATGCCTGTGGTGTGCGAGAACAAAGTGAGCATACAGGCGGTCATCGAAAAGGCTGTATTGGACGCGGTGCGTGGCTTTGCTGGGGGCGGAAAGTCGGATGGAGAGGAAACGCCGCAGGCGGGGTGGCTTCCGGTATACGAGAGCGAGATAACCGGGTGGGACCCTGCGCTTGCAGGGCGCGATCCAATCGGCGGCTACGCTTGCTCGAAGTGTGGTTATGAGGCGGTGTATAGCTGCAACGATGAATACGTTTTGTCGGATTATTGCCCCGGATGTGGGGCGCGAATGGCCGGAGGGGCGGAGTGATGGGAGAGCACAAGCACAACCCCACGGCCACCGCCGCGAAGAACGGCGAACTGCCGCCGAAGAAGAAGCCGATGGGCACGGCGGAGAGCCGGGAGTGGGTGTACGCATGGATGCGGAAGCACACGCCGTTGGGCATTATGGAACAGGAGATAAGGAGGAATTGTGATGGCGGAATATATTAAAAGATCGGCAGTGTTTGAACAGTTCGACAATGCCGATGCGGATGTATGCGAAACAGACGACTTCGGTGGAGTTGACTATGGGTTTGGCATGAAGAACATCAAGGAACTCATAAATGCCATCCCTGCAGCCGATGTGGTAGAGGTGGTACGCTGTAAGGACTGCTATCAATCAGTGGTGATCGGAAATGTCCTGCACTGCACCTATTGGAGCAAGGACACGGACGAAAACGGATATTGCCACGAGGGAGGATAAGCCAATGGCTGAATACCTTGACAAGGAAGCGTTTAAGAAAAGCGTCGAGGAGCGTTATTGCAAGCCGTGCAAGGCGGATGGAAAAGACCACAACGGATGCTGGTGTCGTGCCTGTTGGGTTGACGATATGCTCGATGAGGTAGAGTGTTTCCAGCCTGCTGATGTTGCCCCGGTGGTGCGGTGTAAGGACTGCAAATACAATGTCGGAACAAAAAAGTGCTTGAACCCGGACAGCTTTTTTGCGGTGCCGAAGGACGATGACTTCTGCTCCTACGGAGAGAGAAAGGAGGGTGCGGAGTAATGTTCTGCTGGATATTCACCCGCGCTGCACAAATGGAGGACCACGAATTTACAGACGATGTAGCATACTGCTTCTGCTGGACAAAGAAACAGGCTATTAAGAGGTTCGGCCAACTATACGACGATGTAAAGCCATTCGAGGTTGACAAGGTGGTGTTTGACCCATTCAGGCGGCTGCCGGTCGTGGTAACGGATTATTGAGGAGGTACGGAGTGATGGCGGAGATCATACTGAAATGCGAAAAGGAATATGAAATATGCTGTCCGGTGTGCGGTACGCCGGAAAGCAAAAGCCCGGTACGGTACCCGGACGCCCAGGCACCGGGGGAAAGCTGGATACAATGCGTCAAGTGCGGTACGTCATATAAGCCGCCGAAGTGGCAAGCGGCGGGAGGCGGAAGCTATAATATACCGACATGGCCCCCTGGTGATGGCGGACCGGGGTATAGAGGGAACGAACTGGAGATAGACGTATTCTATGGAGGCGGAGGCGGCGATGCAGATCGGTGACACCATCCGGGCGCAATTTATGACGCTGCCGAGCGAGTACCCCGGCTCCGGTGCCAACGATGAAAAGCGGTTCCCTGTTCGTAAGGGTACGGTGGTGTATGTGCATCCGGCAGGGCGGTACATCGTGGCGGAGTGCGGCGTGGTGCGGGAGACATTCTTCCCGGAGGATATTATACAGTGCGACCTGCCAGGCCCTCCGCCGATGGTGTATGACCTAAAAGAAGCGTTGGTTACACTGACGGAGGTGGACAAGAAGATCATGACCGCATTGGGGAGGAGGTGCTGACATGAGCGAATTCCCGGAACGGCTGAGAAAGCTGCGGGAGAAAAAGAGACTGAAGCGGTATGTACTGTCGGAGCGCTGCGGGCTGAATTCGGACGCCATACGCCGGTACGAGCTGGGCACGGCGAAGCCGACGATGGACGCGCTGAAGAGCATAGCGGATGAATTCGGCGTGTCGGTGGACTACCTGATGGGGAGGACGGACTATCCCTGCGTGGTAGATATTGCCGAAAAATAAATTTTGAAAATTCCACTTAAAAGTGGAAAAATTGAAAAAACGCACTTTATCATGGGAGATGCAGGGGCAAACTCTGCATCTCCATTCTTTTTCTTTTCCCCCTTCTTTTTCTGATGGGCGGGGCTTCGGCTCCGCCCGGAGGGAGCAATATGCGGCATAGGTGCCCCGTAAGGGGAGACCACAGCGAGTGACGGGGACTTTCCCTGAAGCGCTAAAGCAGGGCAGGACTGCAATGCCGCACCAGCCACACAAGCGGGCGAGGAAGCGCAAAAAGCTAAGTGTCAGGAGGTCGGCAGAAATGTGACGTACTGACGGCTGGTAGGAAGGCGCAGCGCGGTGTGATTGCGCTGGCAGACCGCTGCAAGGGACGCGTCCCAAATAGTCTGCTTACTTTAGATAGGACTTCCCGCACCTCTTGGCAATGTGTCCCAGGGAAGACGTTGATGATCTGCTGGTAGAGCGCCAGCAGCATAATCAAAATAAAGCTCAATGGGTTCAGGCGAGGCGAAAGCCGGGTACAGACGGGCCAATGACAAAGGCCAGTGGCGGGAGGCCGGTGCGTCAGGCAAAGCGAGGTGGTGACAGTGGCTGCAAGGTTGACAGACCGGCAGAAAAAGAAAATACTGGCGGACTATGTGCAGACGAACAACTATTGCGGCACAGCAAAAATCAACGGCGTGTCAGCAACGACCGTCAAGAACCTTGTACGGGCGAATGCCGACATTGTGGAAAAGTGCGAACAAAAAAAGGAAGAGAACACCGCCGATGTGATGGGGTACATGAACGACCACAAAGACCTTGTGTGTTCGTTCATCGGCAAGGGACTTGAAATGCTCAACGACCCCGAAAAGCTGGCGGCGGCGAACCTTAGCCAAATTACAACGGCGATGGGGACGCTGATCGACAAGTGGGCGATGATTGGCGGCAGCCCTGCCGACACGGTAAAGGAAGACGCGCTCAGCCAGAGCTTAAAGGAAATGGCAAAGGAGCTTGAGAGCGATGATTAGCCAAAAACAAGCAAAAATCCTCGCCTTTCCATATTCCAAGTATGACGCGCTGATCTGCGATGGCGCTGTGCGTTCCGGCAAGACTTCCATCATGATGTGGGCATTCGTCCGCTGGGCAATGGAGAATTTCAGCGGTCAGCGCTTCGGCGTATGTGGCCGCACGGTTGACAGCTGCACCAAGAACATCATCGTGCCGTTTACGGCGATGAGCCTTGCGAAAGAACGCTATATTATCCGCTGGCGGCGCGGGGACAAGGTAATGGAAGTGCGGCGCGGAGCCGTTACGAATTACTTTGAAGTGTTCGGCGGCAAGGACGAGGCGAGCTACACGCTGATCCAAGGCCGCACGCTGGCGGGTGTGCTGCTGGACGAAGTGGTGCTGATGCCGCGCTCGTTTGTGGAACAGGCGCTTGCACGTTGCTCTGTGGACGGGGCAAAGCTGTGGTTCTCCTGTAACCCCGGCAGTCCGCATCATTGGTTTTATCAGGAGTGGATTAAGCGACACCGCGAACGGAACACGCTGTATCTGCACTTCGAGATGACCGACAACCCCGGTTTGAGTGCAAGAACGCTTGAGCGCTACACGAATATGTATGCCGGCATCTTTTATGACCGGTATGTGCGCGGCCTTTGGGTAGCGGCGGAGGGCGTTGTCTACAAGGATTTTGCAAACAACACCGAAAAGTATTTGATCGATGATCCTTTAAAATGGGCAGAGGAACAGGAGACGAAATTCTCTGTTATTTCCATTGGCGTTGACTTCGGCGGGACAAAGTCCGCAACGAAGTTTCAGGCGACCGGAATTACAAAAGATTATCGTGTGGTCGCGCTGGAAGAAGAATACATCAAAACCGAAGAGATTGACCCTGACGCGCTGAATCGGCGCTTTGCTACGTTCTGCCAAATGGTTACGGCAAAGTACGGATATAGCCAGACGCGGGCAGACAGCGCGGAAACGGTGCTGATTCGCGGGTTAGATCATACCGCGCAGAAAATGCACCTCGGGACGCAGGTAAAGAACGCAATGAAACTGCAAATCACAGATAGGATCAGGCTCGTGGTGCTGCTGATGAAGCAGGGGCGTTTTAAGGTTTCGCGCAACTGCCCCCATCTGATCGATGCGCTGCAAACTGCGATTTATGATCCTGATAAGTTTGAGGACGAGCGCCTTGACGATGGAACGTCCGATATTGATAGTTTGGACGCATTTGAATACAGCATAGAGCCTTATTACAAAGACCTGGAACGTGCCGGTCATATGATGGGACGGTGAAAGAGTGAATATTCGCAGAGCATTAAAGGAATTAGGCTTTGATACGGTCGATAGTAAGTTTTACTCGCTGATTGATGTATGGAAATCATGGTATGACGGCGATGTAAAAGACTTCCACAGTTATACGGTGTGGAATGGCATCGAAGAACTGGAATGCCATAGGTATTCCGTCAACATGGGCAAGAAAGTCTGCGAGGACTGGGCAAACCTGCTGATGAATGAGCGCGTGAATATCACGCTTGAGGGCAAGAAGGAGCAGGAATTTGTAGATGCGGTTCTTGCTGATAATAACTGGGAAGTAAAATCCAATGAATTGCAGGAGCGGAAATCCGCGGTTGGTACCGTTGCTTATGTTCCAATCATGGAGGATATGAGCGTTGACCCTGATACAGCAGAGATCGCTAACCCCGGAAGAATTCATATCAACTATGTAACCGCTGCAAACATCTACCCGCTGACGTGGGACAATGGCATTATTCGTGAGTGCGCTTTCGCATGGACAAAACGAGTTGATGATGCGGAATACACCTACATTCAGGTGCATCGGCTGAACGGCGGCGAATACGACATTGAAAACTACCTGTACGACGCGGAGGAAGTGCCGCTAACAAGTGTGCGGGGCTTTGAAGCAATCCCCCCTGTTGTCCGCACAGGAAGCGCCAAGCCGCAGTTTGTCATTGACCGCCTGAACATTGCGAACTCTGATGAAGATAACCCTATGGGCGTTGCAGTGTTCGCTTCCGCCATCGACCAGCTCAAAAGCGTTGATATTACATACGATAGTTATGTGAATGAGTTTGTGCTGGGAAAAAAGCGCATCGTGGTACAGCCGGAAGCAACCAAGGACATCAATGGTAGGCCAGTCTTTGATAAGCGCGAAACGGTTTACTACGTTCTACCGGAAGATCGCGCATCTGATGGAAACATTTTGCAGCAGGTCGATATGACGCTGCGCACAGCAGAGTTTAACACCGGTATGCAAGATATGCTCAACGTATTGTCGAGCAAATGCGGCTTTGGCGAGAATCATTACAAATTCGATCAGACAAGCATTGCCACGGCTACACAGGTCATTAGCGAAAACAGCACCATGTTCCGCACAATCAAGAAGCATGAAATTCTGCTCGAGCAAGCGATCACGGAGCTGTGTCGCATCCTACTTCGCTTGGGCAATCGCTACATGGACGCCGGACTTGATGAGGAAGTCGAAATCTCCATCGACTTTGATGATAGTATCATCGAGGACAAGGGGCAGGACTTCAACCGCGATATGCAGTTGCTTGATGCTGGCATCATGAACGATTGGGAATTCCGCGCACGGTGGATGAACGAGGACGAGGCGACCGCAAAGGCGGCGCTGCCGAAAATGCAGGACATGACAACAGAGCAGCAGAACGAAGTGGAGTGAGGTGACGGGCAGTGCCGAAATACCCATTCACCCCCGAACTGCTGGATGCCATGCCGGAAGAGCTGGCGAAGCTGTACCGTGGACTTGAGGACACGCTGCTAATGGAAATATGTTCCCGGCTGAAGCTTCGGGACGAGCTGAACGAGGTCACGGTGCAGGACATCAAGGCGCTGCGGTCACATGGCATCGATCTGAAAGAGATTGAGAAAGCCATACGCCAGACTACCGGCATCAGCGAGAAAAAACTAAACGAGCTGATAGACGATGTAGTGGAGCGCAACCAAAAGTATTACACCGATGTCATAGACCTTGCCCGTGTAACGCAGCCTGACGTGCTGGTGGATGCAACCACCATTGACGCCATCAAACGGCAAACGCGGGACATGTTCCGCAACATCACCGCTTCGATGGGTTTTTTGGTAGACGCAGGGCGGACGATGCTGCCCCCCGCAAAGGCGTACCAGTGGGCTTTAGATGCCGCTACGTTGAAAGTAGAAAGCGGGGCTATTTCTTATGGGAAAGCCATCAAAGACGCCGTTAGGGAGCTTGCAAGTGGCGGCCTGCGCGTGGTGGACTATGAGAGCGGACATCGTGACCATGTAGACGTAGCTGCCCGCCGTGCCGTAATGACAGGCGTATCGCAGTTGTGCAGTAAGTACACGGAGCAAGCGGCGGAATACCTGGAAACGCCGTATTACGAAGTATCTGCCCACGCCGGGGCGCGTGATGTACCAGGGCGGTCGCCGTGGTCATCGCACAAAGAGTGGCAGGGAAAGGTGTATTCCACCCGCAGCGGCGACATCTACCCGAACATCTACGAGGTGTGCGGTCTGGGTGCCGTTGATGGTCTGGAAGGAGCCAACTGCCGCCACCGCCGCAACGTTTGGGTTGAGGGCGTAAGCGAACGCACATATACAGATGAGCAGCTTGAGCATATTGATGATGATCTCGGCTGCGAGTTTGACGGGAAGAAATACACCGCATACGAAGCAACGCAGATGCAGCGGCGCGTTGAGCGCGAGGCACGCAAACTAAAGCGCGAAAAAGCTGCTTACAAGGCCGCAGGATTGCATGAAGAAGAACAGACGGTAAATATAAGGCTTCGACGGTTAAACGCCAAATACAAGGCGTTCAGCGCGGCGGCAGGGCTGCCGGAGCAGCGAGAAAGGATGAAGGTGCTGTATTGAACTTTGACGAAGCAATCAAGGCCGTGCAAGCTATTCTAAAGCGCGGCAACGATGCGGAAATCCGCCGCAAGGGCGATGGGTACATTGTCTTAGAGGTCAAGAAAACAATCAAATACAGCACTCAAACATAAAAGAAACCGCCCCGGTTAAGGGGCGGGGAAATCGTTATCTTTACTGTCTTGAATGTCCAACTGTTCCTTGATTTTGTCGTGTAACGCGTTCCACTTTCCGCTTTCATAGTTGGTATCAAGCATAAGGAGTAAGTCGATTACTTCACGGCGGGACAGTTTAATCGTCCTTGTTTTCAAGTTAATATTCATTGCTTTGTTTTCCTTTCTACCATCGTAACTTACTGGTTGGGAGTTTGAGTTAAAACCCGAGTTTCGTTTGACGATTGATCTCGTAAGCAACTCCTGCATCATAAGCCTTAATAAGTGGCAAAAGCCCGTTTTCTACTTCTTCCATGAGACCGTACATCGCGTTACTTTTGCAAGCGGGAACAATTTTCCTTTGCTCGTGCGCCTCCTTGATGCCAATTTCATAAGCTTTTATTTCAATGGCGTTCATGTCAATTTCCTTTCCGGCTTTTGCCTGTCACATTTGTTCCTTGTGAGTATATGATAATATAAGTTTACTTATATTTCAAGATGGGATATTCAACAATAAATTGCAGATTGGATTGTTGAAAATGTATAAGTTGACTTATTGCTTGAAATGTGATACCATGTTGCAAAAGGAGGTTTGCGGCATGGCAACAGAGGCGCAGATAAGGGCAAGCACGAAGTACAACCGAAAACAGGACACCATAACGGTGAGGGTGGATAAAGAAATCGGCAAAAAAATACGCGATGCCGCAGAACGGAAAGGCGTAAGTGTGAAAGAGTTTATTCTTGCGGCGGTAATGCCGCACATCAACGATAAGTAAATAACATCTTCCGCGCAATAGGGCGCGGGAAAGGGCAATAGGAGCCAACTACCGAGTTTTCCTCGGTGGCTGGCTCTTTTGTTTTAAGTAAAACCCGCGAAGCACAGCGGTTTTTATACAACGTTCGCCCCCGAAGAATTGGGGCCAAAGAAAAGGAGAACGAATAACATGGCGAAATTTACGAGAGCGGAAATCAGAAATATTCTCGGCGACGCTTGCACAGAAGAGATCGAAAATCGCTTGGTTGCGCTGCATCTGGGCGTGGTCGACCCCCTCAAGGACGATCTCACGAAGTACAAGGCGGACGCGGAGAAGCTGCCAAGCGTCCAGAAGCAGTTGGACGACCTCAAGGCGGCAGGTGACGGCGGTTATAAGGAGAAGTACGAGAAGGAACACTCGGCTTTTGAAGCCTTTAAGACCGACATCACAGAAAAGGAAAGCAAGGCGGCAAAGGAAAAGGCTGTCCGTGCTTACTTTGAGAGCAAAAACATCACCGGCGCAAATCTCGACCTTGCTATGCGAGGCTGCGGAGAGGAAATGGCCGCATTGGAGCTGGACGGGGAAAAAATCAAGGACACCAAGTCTCTTGATGCACTCGTAGACGGCACTTACAAGGGGCTTGTCTCCAAGCAGACCGTTCGCGTCGACACTGGTGCGCGCTTTAACGGTGGCGGGAAGCCGATGACAAAGGACGAGATCATGCAAATCACTGACAGAGCGGAGCGGCGCGCTGCAATCGCCGCAAATATGGATTTGTTTAGAAAGGAAGAATAAAAATGGCTGCTGATCCTAAGCTCATTAAGAAAGCTGACCTCGCGCGTGTGCGCGAAATCGAATTTACCGAAATGTTTGGCTATTCCATCAAGAAGCTGATGGAGGCTCTGGGCGTTACCCGAAAGATTTCCAAGCAGGCGGGCACTGTGCTCAAGAGCTACAAGGCCACTGGCACGCTGGAGAGCGGCGCTGTTGCTGAGGGTGAGACCATTCCCCTCAGCAAGTACAAGACCGAAGCCGTGAACTACAAGGAGATTACGCTCAAGAAGTGGCGCAAGGCCACCTCCGCCGAAGCAATCACCGATCGCGGCTACGATCAGGCGGTAGAAATGACCACCGACGAAATGCTCAAGGACGTCCAGAAGGGTATTCGTAAAGACTTTTTCGACTTCCTCGCAACCGGCACGGGCACGGCGTCCGGCGCGACCTTCCAGGCGACCTTGGCTCAGGCATGGGGCCAGCTGCAGGTGCTGTTTGAAGATGACGAAATCGGTGCGGTGTATTTCCTGAACCCGCTGGATGTTGCTGACTACCTCGCAAGCGCAAACATTACCTTGCAGACCGCGTTCGGAATGACTTACGTTGAGAACTTCCTCGGCCTTGGCACCGTGATTCTCAATTCCAGCGTTCCCAAGGGCAAGATTTACGCCACCGCCAAGGACAACATTGTCCTGTACTACATTCCTGTGAACGGCGCTGATCTTGGCGAGGTGTTCGATTTCACCACCGATGCCACCGGCTATATCGGTATCCATGAGGAGCCCGATTACACCAACATGACCGCATCTGACACCGTTATCAACGGCATGGCTCTTTTCGCTGAGCGTATCGACGGTGTGGTGGTCGGCTCCATCACTCCTGCGGTGGGGGGCTAACTGAACTGCTGAATAAGCCTGACCCTGACATCACCGTTTTCACCGACATGACAAAAGCACAAATGCTTAAGTATGCCGATGAAAACGGGGTGGAAGGGGTCAGCAGTTCGATGAAAAAGGCTGAAATTCTCGCAGTTTTGGAAGGAGCTGGCTCACATGACATACGCTGATTACGATTATTACTCCGGGACCTATTTGGGCACCGTGAGCGAGGAGGATTTTCCGCGTCTGGCTGTCCGGGCCAGCTCCTTCCTTGATTACTACACGCAGAACCGGGCAAAAGATAACGCTGATATGGACGCTGTAAAAATGTGCTGCTGTGCACTTGTGGACAAGTATCAGCTGATCGAAGCCGCGCAGCAGCTTGCCGCAACCAAACTGACGAACGCGGCGACCGGCGATGACGTAAAAAGCGAAACGGTAGGCGGGTACTCCCGGACGCTGGCCAGCGGCGGCGAAGCTGCCGCGTCCGCACTAAGCGCTACGGACGGTGCAAAGAAACTACTGGCGGCGACCTGTAACGAGTATCTGGCACATACCGGTCTGCTGTATCGGGGAGGGAGGTGCTGTGGTTGTACGCGCCACACACTATAACGGTCTACAATGCCGTGCAGGAGACTGACCCGGCGACTTTTGAGGAAATCACAAAGCTGTATGTGACCATCCTGCGCGGTGTTATGCTGCAAGCCAGCAAGGCGGTAAACGTCCGAGAAAGCGGCCTTGAGAGCGCGGACGCGGTAAACCTGTACATTCCGTTCTCTGTGGAAGCGGTGGACGGCACGACAGGCAAGGCCAAAACTTACGCGCCCCCGCAGGCGTTTCTTGCGGCGGCGGACAAGTCCGGGCTGTGGACGCTGTCTGTGAACGGTAACGGCGGGCTGACGTTCTTTGTGAAAGGAGAGTTTGTCACAGACAAAGAGGACGTGGCTATGGCACAGGACGGCTGCTACAACGTGACCAAAGTGGACGAGAAAGATTTTGGCAGCGTGGACATGAGACACTGGGAAGTCGGAGGGGCATGAGATGTCGCTCAAGTTCTCTGTTGACGTGTCCGGCATGGACGAGGTAAAGCGGCAGATTGCAAGGGCCTGTGACCGCGCTGAAAGCGCTTTAGCGCAACAGGTGATGAAAGATACCACCCCATTTGTGCCTGCGCTTACAGGCTCTCTGACGCAGAGAACGCGGGTGGTAGGCAACGAGGTCATTTACCCCGGCCCATACGCCCGGTTTCTGTACTATGGAAAAGTGATGGTAGACCCGGCGACCGGCAGCACATACGCCCCAAAGGGCGGGCACAAGGTGGTCACAGACCGAAATCTTGTATTTAACACAACAATGCATCCGCAGGCACAGGCGCATTGGTTTGATGCTTCCAAAGCGCAGAACATGGAGAAGTGGGTGCGGGTGGCAGATAAGGCGGTGAAGAAATTTGGAAAAGATTAAAAAGGCCGTGTCAGCGGCGGAAGAGGATCAGGTATCGCGCAAGCTGCTTGTGTGGCTGAACACATACCCGGAGCTGCCAGTCGACCTTATTCGCTTTGAGTTTCTTCCCGCCGACACTTCCGCTATGGCGATGTCGACCATTCAGGCGGCTTACATCGTGCGGAAGTATATCACCGGCGGTTATGTGGCGGAGTATCAGTTCAAGATAATCTACCGAGTGAAGCCGGGGAACAGCAACGACAAACGGCTCAAGGCTGACGAACTGTTGAACGCTATCGGAGATTGGGCAAATGGTCAGAAGCCCGACATCGGAGATGACAAGCGCGTTATCAGCATGGAGCCGACCACGCGATCTTCCCTGTTTGCCATGTATGAAAACGGGGACGAAGATCACCAAATCCTTATGAAACTGAATTACGAGGTGAATGTATAATGGCAGATTTAGAATTTAACACCACGGCGGGCCAGACCATTGACCGCGAACTGCTTATTGCGTACCTGAACACCGGAACTGCATCCGCCCCCGTGTGGAGCGCTATCGGTAAGCGCGTTGAGGACAGCAGCGAGGAAATGGACTGGAGCACCGACACCAAGCAGGACATTTTGGGCCACACCTTTACGACCATGAAAAAGCCCACCATCACGCAGACTTTTGATCCCATCCCCTTGGACGCGGGCGACGCTGCGGCGGTGAAAATGTGGAACCTGGCCGTCAAAGACCAGGATGCCCAGGCGCTGGCAAATCAGGACATGATGATCGGCCACTTCTACGCCACCAGCGGCGAGGCGATGTTTGCAGAGCGCTACGACGCTTGCGCTATTGCCATCACCGGCATCGGCGGCGAGGGCGGCGGCACCCTGAATATCACCAGCGAGATCACCTACGGCGGCACCCGCACTGTGGGCACTGTGAAGAAGGGCAGCGGCGGCGCTATTGAGTTTACTGCGGCCTAAATAACAGAGAGGGCGGGGCGTGTTCCCCGCCCTCACATGGAGGATAAAAATGGCAGACACTATTATCATCAATTCTGGCGTCGTAAAAAAAGTATTTGAAACAACCGATGGCAAGACGTGTGAGTTTTCTTTTAACCCCACGGACAGCGGGTTTGTGGAAAAGCTTTTCAACGCTTTTGATACGCTGGACAAAAAGCAGGAAACTTACAAAGCGGAAGTAGAAAAAACAGCCAATAAGCGCGACATTTTTGATACCGCCCGCAAGATGGATGACGAAATGCGCGAGATCATCAATGAAGTATTCCACGTTGACATTTGCAGCGCTTTGTTTGGCGAAATGAACCTATACGCGCTGGCGGACGGTCTGCCTGTGTGGGCTAACCTGATGCTTGCCGTAATGGACGAAGTAGACACTACTTTCTCCCGCGAACAGAAAGCTACCAATCCGCGCATCAGTAAGTACACAAAGAAGTACCACAAATGAGATATGATTTGCCGGTGTCCGTGGAAGTCAACGGAACGGAATATGAAATACGGAGCGATTACCGAGATATTCTGACCATCATAGAAGCCATTTCTGACAAAGATTTTACGGAAGCCGACAAGGCAGAAGCGATGTTGGATATTTTTTACCCAGACTTTGATAACATGCCGGAGCGAGACTATGAGGAAGCTATCCAGAAATGCATTTGGTTTATAAATTGCGGGGAGCCCTACAAAGAAGAAAAGCGAACCGTAAAGCTTATGGATTGGCAGCAGGATTTCCCATTGATTGTAGCTCCTGTAAACAAAGTGCTGGGGGAAGAAGTCCGCGCGATGCGCTATCTTCATTGGTGGACGTGGAACACGGCGTACACGGAAATTGGCGATTGTATGTTTGCACAAGTGGTCAATATACGGCGAAAGAAGTCAAAGGGTGAAAAGCTGGATAAATCAGAGCAGGAGTTTTATAGAAAAAACCGGCATTTGATAGATTTCCAGAAGCAATATACGGAGCAAGACGAGGCGGTCATCAGTAGATGGATATAAAAACCGCCCTCTACAGAGGGCGGTAAAGGTCAAGCCATATTCGCCAGTTTTGCCATCTTTTGCACGACGTCACGATCCCACAGCAAAATGCCGGTTGCTTCAGCAGCGTCTTTTGCCCCTTGCGTAAAGTAACGGTTTGTCATAACAACGCCAACTTGACAGCGGTAAATGGTCTTTCCAGTGTTGACTTCTTGTACCGGCTTGTTACCCAAATCGGAAGTATAGCACTTGCACTGGATGGCATATTTGACCCCATCTTTTTCCGCAAGAACGTCAACGCCCTGGTCGCCGCTGCCGCGTGTGACCTCTACGTTACAAAATCCGATTTTGCGGAGGACATCCGCACACCAGTATTCAAAGCGATGACCGTCCATAAAATCAATGTTGTCCCACAACGATAAATGGGCAGAAGTTTCTTCCGGGTGCTGGTTAATGCCAAGATGCTTTTCTATATCAGAAATAGCTTTATCTGCCACATCGGCGGTGCCGGGAGAAAAACGCGAACGAACAAACCCAATATCATCGCAAAATTCAGTAAGGGCTTTTTCTTGAAATTCGCGGCTGTTTTTATACTTTTTGTCTATTTCAGACAAAGTTTCCTCTTTGATTCGAACTATGGCATCACACAAATGGAGTTGGTATTCGTCGCGTAAAGTTTTAAGCCTATACGTTGGGTTAAAGTTAAAATTGGCTTTAACCAAAGAAACCATTTTGGCCAAATCGGCAATTGCTTGGTCGTACCAATGTACAAATAAATTGAGCGAAGGGGCATCTTCGCAAAAAGAAAGAGTAGTGCGCATGTCAGAAACCAACTTGTCCGCGAGTTGCTGTTGTTTTGCGGCAGAAGCGGGCGGTACAAATTCTTCTGTTCGCTCTGCTGTATCAGTGAGGTTAAGAGCGGTTGGTTTCTTTTCAGGCAGCTTTGCTTTTATCTTATCTTTGTTGACAACAAAAATAGCAATAATGACAGGGATAATAAAAACGGCTGTAGTAAATCCGCCACCAAGAATTTTATCCCCCTCTGGCGAAGTAGGAGCAAGAATTACTCCCAAGATAAGAACTACACAGGTAGCGGCAACCCATGTACCGATAAATATTGCTATGCGTTTAATCTTTTCCATAGCTGTCCCTCCTTTACCGCAACCATAACACATTTTATGCGAAATGTCCATTCGCAATTTGAAAGTAGGTGGTGCAAATGGCAAACGCAGACGGCTCCGTTATTATCAGGGCCGACATCGACGATAAACAGGCACAGAAAGAACTTAATGCGTTGACCAAAAAAATCGACGCATTACAGGAAAAGCTTAATAGCAAAAAAAGCAACCGGGATTTTCTTGCAAACAGAGCCGCAGATTTGGCGGACAGTTTGGAAAAAGAACAAGAAAAGCTTGCGCACATGAAAAGCGGGGATGAATTTTTTACAAGCTTTCACATCGAAAGGCAAACTGAGCTTGTTAAAAGTCTTCGCGGAGAATGGAAAGACGTAAACAAAAAATTGGACACGCAAAACGACAGAATTGCGGAAGCTGAGCGTGCAATAGACCGTGAAAAAGAAAAAGCCGGGCAATTGGCAACGCAAATAGCAGCAGCAAAAGAAAAAACTACCGGGTTTTCTGCCGCTGCGGAAGAAGCAGACAAGAGGCTGAAAAAGTTTTCTGATAGAGTAAAAACGCTTGCTCGTCGCGTGCTGGTGTTTTCACTTATCACGCGGGCGCTGCGGTCTTTGAAAGACTACATGTGGGAGGCCATACAAACCAACGATGAAGCTATGGCGGCGGTTGGCAGACTAAAAGGCGCTTTACGCACTCTTGCGCAACCAATACTGAATGTGCTTATCCCCGCGTTTATTGTTCTTGTCAACGTTATTACACAGGTAGTAAATGCTCTGTCCAAACTGGTGGCTATGATTTTTGGGACAACGGCGGATGAAGCGGGCAGAGCTGCTGAAAATCTATATAACCAGCAAAAAGCACTTAGCGGCGTTGGCGGGGCGGCAAAAAAAGCAAGTAAGTCTTTGGCAAGCTTTGATGAAATCAACAAACTTTCCGTGGATACTTCCAGCGGCGGAGGCGGCGCGGGTGCCCCAAACTTTGTGTCTTCCATGAAAGACCAAATCAGCGCGGTCACATCCCTGTTTGTGGGCGCTGGCTTGCTGGCTTTGGGCGCTATACTTACATTCTCCGGAATAAATATACCGCTGGGCATCGCACTTATGGCAATTGGCGCGCTGACTATTTACAGCGCAGTAAGCGAAAACTGGGGCGCAATAAAGGAAGCGCTACAGGGTGAACTTGCCGGTATCGTTGCAATTGTAAGCGTTGCTTTGCTGGCATTAGGCGCGATATTTGTGTTCGGAGGCGTAAATGTTCCTCTTGGCCTTGGCCTTCTTGTACTCGGAGCGGTTGGTCTTGCGGCAACTATAGCCGCAAATTGGGGCGTGATAAAGGAAGCGCTGCAAGGAGAAGTTGGACAAATCGTTGCAGTTGCAAGCACGGCATTGTTGGCACTTGGCGCGATCCTTTTGTTTACTGGCGCGGGGATTGCGCTTGGTCTTGGACTTATTCTTGTGGGAGCAGCAGGACTTGCGGCGGCCATTGTTCCAAATTGGGAAAGTATTGTAGAAGCGCTGCAAGGGCCGCTTGGGGAGGTTATCGGTAAGATCAGCGCAGCACTGCTTGTTCTCGGTGTTGTCCTTTTGTTTACCGGAGCCGGTGTGCCTCTTGGTCTTGGCCTGATTGCAGTTGGCGCTGTTGGCCTTGCTGCGGCAATTGCGCCAAACTGGAATTTCCTGCTTGACAAACTCAAGGGCGTTTGGGAAGACATCAAAGCGTGGTTTAGTAATACCGTGATCGGTGGGCTACTGAAAGCAAAAGAAAAGATTGCGGAATGGGGACACAATGTAATCGGAAAAGTTAAAGATGTGTTGGGTATTCATTCCCCCTCGACGGAAACGGCGCAGATGGGCGACTACATGATGCAGGGTCTCGCAAATGGTATCAATGAAAATCAGGAGCTTGTGTTGGAACAATTCCAACTTGTACTTGATAACATTGACGCAGAATTTCTGGTATGGGAAGAAAACTTTATGACAGGGTTTTCTAAGTTTAGCGCAGAGTTTAACAAGGCATGGCTGGCGCACTGGAGCCTAACAAACAGAAATTTTGTAATCCAGTGGAATTACATTATTGAGTCGTTTCAGCGCGGCATTAACAACGTCATTGATGGGCTGAATAGGCTTGTTTCGGCAGCAAATAGTTTGTCTGATCTGACCGGCAAGCATTACGGCAGCGTGTCCCGCGTCAACATTGCAAAGCTACCTATTCCCAAACTTGCGACCGGCGCGGTCATTCCTCCGAACCGGGAGTTTATGGCAGTGCTTGGCGATCAGAAATCCGGGACAAACATTGAAACGCCCCTTACTACGATGGTGCAGGCGTTCAAACAGGCCCTTGCGGAAAGCGGCTACGGCGGCAGCAATGAAGCCGTGTTGGTGCTTGACAAGGACGTGCTGGGCAAGGTCGTGTACCGGCTGAACAAGGCGGAGGGTACGCGTATCGGCGTAAATCTGTCGGAGGTGCAGGGATGAACTACATCAAACTGAACGGCATTTCCTTTGACGCTGACGTTGCCATCTCCAAGTACAACCGAAACTTTAACGTGCTGGACGGCGAAAACGCAGGGCGCGTAATGACGGGCCGCATGGTGCGTGACATCATCGGGACATACCTTGGTCACAAGCTGACGGTTTTTCGGCGCGGCGACAACTACAAGGGACTTGACGATTTCTGGGACTACCTGTACAAACACAGCGTGGATGACTCCGTTATGCTGGAAGCGGCAGACGGCCAGACTACCATCGCTTATGAAGCGTATTACACCAGCGCGTCGCAGGACTTGGAGAAGGGCGATGGAGGCGTAAACTATTGGGGCGAGATTGAAGTGAACTTTGTCCCGATGGACGCGCAGCTCCGCCCCTGAGAGGTGGCCTATGTCGAAAACGACTATTCTGTACAAGGACATAGCCCCCGGTGCGGCGGATGACGCGACTGTGGTCGCCACTGGCGGCACAGGAGACCTCACCAAAATTCCGCACGGAGCGGCTCCGGGTAAGCTTATTACGTTGGAACGAAGCCGCTGGGTGCTGGACGGCACCTTTGATGGCGTGTACGCGGAAAACAAGGTAGGCTTCTGGTCTACGGAGGTTTCCGGGGACAGCGGAGAGTTTACCAATCCGCCCAAAATCACCATGACGTTTACACAGCAGTATTCCAGCATGGGCATTCAGCTCGCCTTTGACGAGGACACAGGAGAGTATTGCAGCGAGGTAGAAATTTCGTGGTATCAGGGCGCGGTGCTGCGACGGGCGCAGTCGTTCCAGCCTAACAACGCGGTGTACTTCTGCGATTGCCGGGTAGAGAGCTTTGACAAAGTGGAGGTCACTCTGAAAAAGACCATAGTTCCCCATCGGCGTGCGCGGGTCAATGAGATCGTGCTGGGCGTGGTGCGTAAATTCGGTATGAACGAAATACGCAACGCATCCATCGTAAACCAGGCGAACGAAGCCGCCGTAGAGCTGCCGGTGTCCACGCTTAACTGGACGCTGGACAGCCTGAAAGACGTGGACTACCTGTTCCAGCTGAAACAGCCGGTGGAGGTGTGGAACGACAACCGGCATCTGGGGACATACTACATTAACAACTCGTCACGCACGTCCGCAAACGTGTATGTGATAGAGTGCCAGGACGCGCTTGGAGTGCTTGAATACACGCCGTTCAGCGGAGGCGCATACCTTGATGGGGTGAGTGCAAAAACGCTCTTAGAAACGCTTGCAAAGCCCTTTGAGGTTGAGTATGCGAGCGATGTGGAAGACACAACACTGGCAGGCGTACTTGTTAAGGGCACCAACCGAAGCGCTATCCAGCAGGTCATATTTGCATGGGGCGTCTGTCTGGCAACAGACGGCGGGAACAAGCTTCGGGTGTTCAACCAGCCCACAAAGCCTATTCTTATCCCACGCGGGCGGACGTTCGTCGGATCTTCCGTTGCAACCGGCGCGGTGGTCACAAAAGTAAACGTGACGGCGCATAGCTATGTAGAAGCCAGCAACGGCAACGTGACCATCAATGGGGTTAAGTACAAAGACACCCAGACTGTGTACAGTGCCATCAACCCCAACGTGACCGCATCCGACCGGGAGAACGTAAAGGAAGTCACGGCGGCAACTCTTGTATCTGATGAAATTGGACAGGCGGTGGCGGACCGGCTGTACAAGTATTATTCGCTGCGTGACACGAACACGGCGACCGTGGTATACGGTGGCGAGAAGCTGGGCGACTGCGTAAGCATTTACACGCCGTGGGGCCTGCTGACCACAGGCAATCTTCACAAGATGGAGATAAAGCTGTCCAACACGGTGGTGTACAACGCGGAAGTCACAGGTGCGTGGATCATCAGTCCGTATTTCTACTACAGCAACGACCTATTTTCCGGGGAGGTGTAACCTATGGCGCTTGACGATCTGGGCCTTATCACAAACCGAACACAGGCGGACGTGGATGCGGTCATTGCCGCGCTCAGTGAAATAGAAGCTGGGCGCGGCACCCCGGCGGACGTGCTTCTCCTGAGCGACAACAAGGGGTCGTACAATTACACAGATTTGAACCGCGTTGCGGGAGCTGTGCTGTATGTTGCAGAGGAGTTAGCGGCCAGCGGCTACAGCGTGACGGTGACGGCAAAGCAAGGGTGGACGGAAACGGACATTCCCACACAGACGGACATCGACCAGTACCTCGCGGACATCGCAGAAATACGCAATGCGCTGCCTATTCCATCTGATACCCCAAAGGTGCCGACAATGCCGCTGGACTATCGAAAGGCCAACGACATTGAAAGTATCCTCGTACTGGTAGACCAGCTTGTGCAGAACATAGCCAAGTCGTGGTTTTACTCGGGAGACTTGTACTCCAACGAAATCAAATAATAAACGTTACTCCCGGCCAATCGGGGCACGGGAAAGGGCAATAGGAGCCGACTATTGGAACGTAGTCGGCTCCATCTTTTTTGGAAAGGAGCAGATATGCAGGACAGAATTTCCCTTTATCCTGGCCGCGTCAAGCTCACGCCTGTTTCCGGGCAGGACAATGTGTACGACATGACCCGGCAGGACAACCCCACCACGGAGGGCACGCCGCTGAACAAGTCCACGCTGCTGACGGACGAGGTGGCGGAAACGCTTGGGCTTGACCCGGCAACGGCTACGCCCTCTCAGGCCATCAACGCCGTGGCGGGCAAGGCAACGGACAAGAAGCTATCGCTGACGCTGGCGGCGGCAAGCTGGACAGGAAGCGCAAGCCCCTACACCCAGGGTGTGACCATCACAGGCGGAACGGCCACCAGTCAGGCGGACATTCAGGCAGACGCAACGGCGATACAGCAGATGCTGGACGATGGCACCAACGCTATCTACATCGCCAACAACAACGGAACATTCACCGCCTACGCTGTGGGCGAGAAGCCCACCGCTGACATGATCGTTCAGGTGACGGTGTACGAAGTAAAGGAGGTAAGCTAACGATGGTTATTATCGGTAAATCGCAAATTGCGGGGGGGGGTACTGCTAAACGATTAGAGTTTGAGTACACCGGTGACTACGTGACGCGCAGTGACGGGGTTATTGAACTCCGCAGTAGCGGCACATTTACATCTCTTAAGGCACAGAGTGTAGATGTATTTCTTGTTGGCGGCGGAGGTGCAGGCAGAGCGGGGGACAACAAAGGGTCTGCCGGAGGCGGGGGCGGATTTACTTTAACGGAGTCGCTTTTTCTGGGGGAAGAAACTACTTATGCAGTCACTATTGGCGCGGGAGGCGCAGCCATCGGGACATCTCCCTCCGTAGAATATGCGCCGTCTGGCGGTAATACAACGTTTGGAAACTTAGTGGTAAACGGAGGACAAGGCGGCCGGAGACAGTATCGCAACGGTGGGACAAGGTCGGATGGAGGAAATGGGGGCTCTGGCGGAGGTGCATCTGCCAAAGGTGGCACCAATGGGGCAAATGGAAATCTTGGGCAAGATCCAAACGCAATCGCCGGAACAGGGCAAGGTACCACGACCCGCGAATTTGGCGAATTGGCTGGGAAACTGTATGCCGGTGGAGGACCAGCCACGTGGAGTGGTGGAACTTCAAGCGGTGTAGACGGTGGCGGCGGTGCATCAAACTCTGCTGGGCAAGCAAATACCGGCGGCGGTGGTGGAGCTACTGGTGGCACTCTGCCTGCTTCTTTTGCTGGTGGCTCTGGCATCGTGTGCATAAGGCTACACAAAGAATAAACACGGCCTCCGTTTCGGAGGTCGGGACGAAGAAACGGAGGCTTATATGAGCAATATTGTCGGTAAACCGCTTATGGCGGGTGGGGGCATTGGAGGAGGCACCTACTTCGAATTTACATATACAGGTGCTTCTAATTATAGGCAGGAAGATGATGTGCTTGAACTTTTGTCCTCTGGCACGTTAACTGTACTTAGGCAATTTGATGCTGATGTATTCCTAGTAGGGGGTGGAGGCTCTGGTGGTTATGGAAACAATACTTCGACAGGAACCGGTGGCGGCGGTGGTGGTTATACAAAAACAATAAAAGTAACTCTAAGACCAGCAACTAGTTACGAAGTATTGATAGGAGATGGGGCTGCGCCTTCTGGAAGAACAGGCGGAACTACGTCTGCATTTGGGAGTAGTGTAAATGGCGGCGGCGGTGGAGTTAACTATTCAAACTCCGGAACCCCTAATGGTGGTTCTGGGGGCTCTGGCGGTGGTGCTGGCGTGAGGTCTGGTAGTTCTAGTACTGGTAACGGGGGAACGGACGGGGGCAACGGTAGCACATCCGAAATTGGAGCAGGAGGCTCTGGCCAAGGTACCACTACTAGAGAATTTGGAGAGGTAACTGGTAAATTGTATGCTGGCGGTGGTGGCGGCGGCGTGGGTTATGCAACTATAGGCGGTGCTGGCGGTGCTGGCGGCGGTGGTGCTGGTGGTGCAAGTTCACGCCCGGGGAATAATGCTACCCCCAATACCGGGGGCGGGGGTGGCGGTGGTGGCAATGCTCCTAGCTCTACTTCCACTAGGAATGGCGGTTCTGGTGGTTCAGGAATTGTGTGCATAAGGGTACACAGGAAAAATTAAGGAGGAGTGCATATTATGCGATACGCACTTATTGAAAACGGTGTTGTGACCAACATCATCGAAATGGACAAGCGGAACGAGCAGTTCTTCCCATCCGCCGTGTACACCGGTGACAGGCCGGTGGGCATGGGCGACACGTACACGGAGGGCAAGTTTTACCGTGACGGCAAAGAGGTGCTGACGGCACTGGAGGAAGCCAACAACGAGATAGACAGCCTGACGCAGCAGCTGGGCGAGGCTGTGGAAACCATCTATCAGGCGGATATGGAGGTTATCGGATGAGCATGATTATCGGTAAAGCGTTAATTGCGGGGGGGGGGGTACTGTTGACCGGTTAGATTTTACCTATACGGGGCAGTACAACGAGCGCCTTGAGGACGGCGTTGTGGAATTTCTGACAAGCGGTGTGCTTACGTTCAAGAAGGAAACGCCTATTGATGTATTCATGGTAGGTGGCGGTAGCAGTGGAAATAGCGGGCGAACTACACAGCCTGATAGTGACGCGGATGGAGCTGGTGGTGGGGCTGGTGGTTATACTAAAACGCTCCTAAATATTATTCCGAGAGCAAGGCAGGGATATCAGGTAATTATCGGCAGTGGTGGGGCTGAGCAGACAAGCAACCTGTCTTTTGGCAACGCTGGCGGGACTACTTCTGCGTTTGGTTCTTCGGTTAGTGGTGGAGCACCAAGGACCACCAACAGGAACGTTGGCGGGGATGGGGGTTCGGGTGGGGGCCAAGGCGGTGCCCGGACTGCTTCAAACCAAGGTGGACTTGCTGGAGGTGTGGATGGTGGAAACGGGGGCTATTATGACGCCGCAGGTTATGCAGGAAAAGGCCAAGGCACTACTACACGGGAGTTTGGGGAGGCAACCGGGAAACTTTATGCTGGTGGCGGCGGTGGTGGCTCTTCTAACTACACTGTTGTAGGCGCTCCCAATGGAGGTAAAGGTGGCGGAGGCGGTGGAGGTAATGGTGCAGGATACAGTACCAATGCTACTGCTGGAACACCTAATACTGGGGGAGGAGGTGGAGGTGGAGCGGGAAAAACAACTTCCTCTTCTTTAGAACGTGGTGTAGGCGCTGCTGGCGGCTCTGGCATCGTGTGCATAAGGCTACACAAGGAAGCGTAACAACAAACTGAAAGGAGAACGACTATGTACAACATTATGACGAAGCTCATCAACAAGCGGTTCTACAAGACCCGTGAGGAGGCACAGCAGAAGTGCGACGTGTTTTACGCCGTGGGGCGCATCACGGACGAGCAGTACACGGACCTGTGTGCGCTGATCGAGAGCGTGTACGCGGAATAAGGGCGGGGAGAATTACTCCCCCCGCTGGATATAGGCTTCCTCGGCATCGAGCTGTGCCTGTTTGAGCGCGGCAACGGCCTTTTCAAGCTGGGCAATGGCGTCGGTGACGGCGTTAAACAGAGTGAAATACTCGGGCATGGGAACACCTCCTTTCTGCAAGCAGGATAGCACAGGCGGCGTGTCAGAAACGGTCGAAGGGTGTCGAGGGTGCAAAAATAATTTGAGAGGAGAGCGCGGCAAATGGAACCGTGGGTACAGCAGATTGCCGTACCGCTGGCGGTAGCGGTGCTGACAAGCAGCGGTTTGTGGGCGCTGGTATCAAAGCGGGCGGACAAGAACAATGCAGAGCGGAAGATGCTGGTGGGTCTGGCGCATGACCGCATTATCCATCTGGGCATGGTGTACGTGACACGAGGGTATATCACGCAGGACGAGTACGAAAACCTCAATGACTATCTGTACCAGCCGTATGAAAAGATGGGCGGTAACGGCAGTGCAAAACGGGTCATGGAGGAAGTAAGGAAGCTGCCCATCAAGCGAGAGGCGTAAAGCCGGAAAGGAAAAATTATGAAGCTGAACAACAAGACCTATGACATCATCAAGTGGGTGGTTATGATCGTGCTGCCCGCCCTTAGTGCCCTGTACGTGGGACTGGGCGGCATCTGGGGCTGGCCGTACATCGAGCAGGTGGCGGGGACTATCTCCTGCATCACCGTGTTCCTTGGCGCGCTGCTGGGCATTTCCAGCGCCAGCTACAAGAAATCTACGCTGGATGAGGAGGCTATGTAAATGGCCGCCCCGAAAGTCTACCTGTCCCCGGCTATGCACATGGCAAACCCCTGTGTATATCCCCGCCCGGACGGGAAACAGTGCTATGAGGCACTGGAAAACAACGAGTACATCGACATTCTGGAGCCGATCCTGAACCGCTGCGGCATTGCCACCAAGCGCGGGTACCGGCGCACCCCCATGAACAGCGACAACGGTGACACCATCATGAAGCAGAACGTGGCAGAGAGCAACGCATGGGGCGCAAATGTGCATTACGTCAGCCACACCAACGCCAGCGCCAACGGAACGGCGCAGGGGTGCCATCCCATGTACTACACCTATTCCGCCAACGGCAAAAAGCTGGGCGAGATCATGGTAAAGTACCGGAAGGAGATCTACCCGCGCACGGTAAAGCTCGTCCCCCGCGCCGATCTGTACGAGCTGAAAAAGACCAACGCTGTGGCGTTCTACGAGGAGCACGCCTTCCATGACAATCTGGAGGACATCACCTGGTTCCACACGCACATGAAGGAGATCGCCGAGAGCGCGGCCAAGGGGCTGTGTGAGTGGTTCGGTATTCCGTATGTGGAGGAGACGAAGCCTGCGGAGCCGGAGACACCGGAACAGCCGACCGTGACCGAAACGTACACCGTGAAGGTGACGCGGAGCGCGGACGGGAAAAGCGGCACGTGGGAGATCGTGAAGTGAAATAAATCTGCTGGGCGGGAAAGAGCTACGACAAGCCGCCTCTTTCCCCGGCGTAAAGTCCCGCAAGCTCACGGCTAAAACCGTGTTATGGACAGCTACCACAAGCAGATACGGCGCAGATTGCAGAGCATGGCACCAAAGCGGGCTATTGCGTATGTGATGAGTGCCCAGCTACCGCCTGACGAAGCGATGTGCGTTATTGAATGTGACGTGAAACGAAAAAGCTATTGTGAAACGGCGTTACTGCTGAACGTGTCACCGGAAACGGTGAAGCGGTGCCGCAGGAGAGCGTATCAGAAATTTGCAGACGAAGAAAGAAGCCACACCTGAAAAGGTGCGGCTTCTTTGTTTGCGCCCGGTAGGGGGTGGGGGACCGGGCGTATAAAAAGGGAAAGATGCCCGCCGGGAGTATTCCGGGGTGGCTGATTTTATTATACATCGTTTCTGCGGCATTGTACAAGTAAATAATTCGCAAATTAACGGCCTTTTTCTGACCTTTAACTGCCCCTTTGCGTGGGCAGTTTTTTGTTACGCTTATTGCAAGAAACGGAGGTGCTTGCATGGTCGAAAAGTTGGTGTCGTTGGGATTTACACAGCAGATGGCGGAGGACATCATTTGGGCGTATCAGGATGACCTCCCGGGGCTAAAAGCCTATGTGCGGGTGATAGAAATAGTGGCGGCGCATGTATAGCTACTTCAACGAAAACCCACGCGGGAAAAATGTGGGAGACTGCACCGTTCGGGCTATTTCAAAAGCAACCGGGAAAGAGTGGGGCGAAACATACCTTGCTATGGCAATAGAGGGGTATCTGGAAGGTGACATGCCATCCGCAAACGCCGTGTGGGGTGCGTATCTGCGGCGGATAGGCTACAGGCGGTACATGGTGCCGGATACTTGCCCGGATTGTTACACAGTCGGTAGGTTCGCCGATGAACACCCGGAGGGGACGTTTATCCTTGCGCTATCCGGGCACGTCGTGTGTGTGCAGGACGGCGTGATATATGACAGCTGGAACAGCGAAAACGAAATTGTTTTGTATTACTGGCAAAAAGAAAGTGAGGCGTAACTATGGCATTTAACCCGTATTTCAACCCTTATTACCCGCAGCCAATGCAGGACAACCTTGCCCAGCTTCGGCAGCAGCAGATGCAGCCAATGCCACCGCAAATACCGCAAATTCCACCCATGCAGAACCCGGTGGCGCAGGGCGGCGTACAGTGGGTAGCTGGTAAGCCGGAGGCGGAGAATTGGCTGATTGCGCCCAACTCTGCTATTGCGCTGTGGGACAGCACGGCTCCCGTAGTTTACTTGAAACAGGCCGACGCAAGCGGCAAGCCAACCCTCAAGACGTATGACCTTGTAGAACGCCTTGCAAGCGCTCCTGACGCGCAGAAAGCTCCCGCCCCGGAATATGTGACCCGTAAGGAGTTCGACGCGCTGGCGGCGCTTGTGGGCGAAATAAAGGGCAAGAAGAAGCGCAAGGTGGAGGAGGAAGAGGACGATGAGTAACAATCCGTTTTTCAATGCGTTAGGTGGCGGACAGATGCCGGGGCCGATGGGCGGCTTTCCTCAGCTTTTACAGCAGTTCAAGCAGTTCAAGGCAAGTTTTAAAGGCGACCCAAAAGCGGAAGTAGAGAAAATGCTGCAAAGCGGCAGAATTTCACAAGACCAGTTGAACAAGATACAGTCAATGGCGAACCAATTTCAGGGGCTTTTCAAGTAATCAAAATCGTGGCCACGGTTTGATATAAATATTTTTTCAAAAGGAGTGATACTATGTCTCTTTCCTCTGACGGCACCATGCTGACTATGCCTGTGGCTCCTGCCAACACCGGCAACGGTAACGGCTTCGGCTGGGGCGGTGATGGCGCGTGGTGGATCGTGCTGTTCCTCATTTTCGCTGCGTTTGGCGGCTGGGGTAACGGCTTCGGCTTCGGGGGCGGCGGCAACGGCGTGATGGACGGTTATGTTCTGACCTCTGACTTTGCCAACATCGAGCGCAAGCTGGACGCGGTGAATAACGGCATCTGTGACGGCTTCTACGCCATGAATACCGGTATGCTGAATGGGTTTGCCGGTGTGACTCAGGCTGTGACCAGCGGCTTCTCCGCTGCGGAACTGGCGCGCTGCAATCAGCAGGCCGCTTTGATGCAGCAGCTCAACGCCATGCAGATGCAGAACCAGGAGTGCTGCTGCGAGAACCGGGCGGCTATCGCCCAGGTGCGGTACGACATGGCGACGCAGGCTTGCGATACCCGCAACACGGTCAACACCGCTGCGCGTGACATCATCGACAACCAGAACCAGAATAGCCGCGCTATCCTTGACTTCCTGACGCAGAGCAAGATGCGCGATCTGGAAAGTGCCAATCAGGAGCTGCGCCTTGCCGCTTCTCAGGCTGCGCAGAACAACTACCTGATCTCCCAGCTGCGCCCTTGCCCCACCCCAGCTTACATCACTTGTAATCCTTGGGCGGGCAGCGGCTATGGCGGATGCGGAACCGGCTGCGGCTGCTGACAACTGCATAGCATAGCTTTTTCCCCACATGGGGAAAATGGTCAGCCCCGTGCTGATACTGACACCAACGCGGCGGGGCAATAGCTCCGCCGCTGTATTTTGAAAGGAGTGATTATTTTGGCCGAGTTTACCAACGTTAATATCGTGACTGTGGCAGCAGGGCAGAATGTGCCTCTGACGGAAACCGCGGTCAACAACAAGCCGTGCATCGTGCATCGAGCCGGAGCAGGCATCGTAACTTTGCGCGGGTTGACAAACCAGTGCAAGGCACGTTTTCGCGTGGCTTTTGGCGCGAACATCGCTATCCCTACCGGTGGCACGGTGGAAGCTATTACCGCCGCGCTGGCTATCAACGGTGAACCGCTGACCAGCGCCGTGGCAATCGTTACCCCCGCCGCCGTGGGAAACTATTTCAACATTTATGTCAGCGCCATTGTGGAGGTGCCGAAGGGCTGTTGCCTGACTGTGGCTATGGAGAACACCAGCACACAGGCGATCAATTTCGCCAACTCCAACTTGACCGTTGACCGCGTAAGCTGAAAGGAGTAAACTATGAGTATGAAAGCAATGTATGATTTGCGCGATATGCTCTGCACGGAGCTTGACGAAATCGCCCGTAAAGGAGAGCTGGGCGCGGGGGATCTGGACATCGCGCATAAGCTGGTAAGCACCATCAAGAACATCGACAAGATCGATCTGATGGAAGATGAAGGGTACAGCCGTGACGGCGACTATTCCCAGCGGCGTTACTCCCGCGACGGCGACTATTCCCAGCGCAGGTATTCCCGCGACAGCTACGGCGGCGGCAGCTCCTACGCACGGCGTGGCACCCATTATGTGCGCGGCCATTATAGCCGCGACGGCGCAAAAGATGACATGAAGCGCCAGCTGCAAGAGATGCTGGACAATGCGGATGATGATACCATCCGCAACGCCATTCAGCGGTGCATGGATGCCGTGGAGGGCTGAGAGGGGGTAGTCCCCCTTGATCGACGAAAAGGAACTTAAAGCCTGGATAGCCAGACTGGAAACGGAACAGTCAAGCTGGCCGAACTACGAGAAGTTGGCTGCGCTGTACATTATACAAAACCAGCACGAAGGGCAGAGAAACCCTGCACCGGTGGCTATGTATTCCAGCGCACCGGCTCCTGATGTGGTAGACGGTGACAGTGACTTTATGCAAGCGGTATCATCCCGCGCGCCGGAACAGGCGTGGGCCATAGTGGACGAGTTGATGGATGCGCTGAAAGTGACCAACGCGCGAATGTATGATAACGTGATGCGAAAGATGCGAGGATAA